TAACAATTCTTGCTGAGACTTCTAAAGAAGTTCAAAGTGAAGGGTGGCATTTCAATACAGTAAAAGAGTATGTACTTACACCTTCTAATAGTGCAATAACTCTACCTTCAAACACTTTACAGATAGACCATGAAGGGACTAAAGATGTGGATCTAGTTCAACGAGGACTATCATTATACGACAGAAAAAACCAGACATCCACTTTCACAGAGGACATCAAAGTGACTATTGTAGTCGCTCTTGATTGGGATCAGCTTACAGAACAAGCAAGAAGATACATCGCTTTAAGAGCAGCTAGATCTCTTCAATCAAGACTTGTAGGTTCTAGAGAACTTGAAGCTCTTATTATTCGTGATGAATATACAGCTAAAGCCAACCTTGAAAGGTCAGACAACACGAATGCTGACAGAACAATTTTTGATAACTACGATGCTTACACAAGGTTAGGCATTAACAGAAACCCAGATCTTTACTAATGTTAATAAATACTTCACTTCCCAACCTCGTTCAAGGTGTCAGCCAACAACCAGACACTCTTAGATTTGATGGACAATGTGAAGAGCAGTTAAATGCTTTGTCTTCTGTATCCGATGGGTTGAAGAAAAGACCCAACACTAGACATTTAACACAGCTTGTAAGTTCTGCTATTGAAGACGATGCCTTTGTACATTTTATCAACAGAGACAAACAGGAGCGTTATGTTCTTATTATTAATAGCAATGTTGCACAAGTTTATGATATTTTAAATTTTGCTTCAGTTACACTTACAGGAACAGCAAGTTTTACTAGTGGTCATTACCTTTACTTAGCTAACAATCAAAAACCTAGAGAAGCGTATAAAGCTCTTACAGTTGGTGACACTACTTTTATTTTAAACACAACAGTTGATGTAGACAGAGCAGCCACAAAAAGTGCTATTATAGGAGCGGATAATAAAGCAATAGTGTTCATAAAACAGGCAGATTACGCAACTGAGTACACTGTAGAGTTGACAGATGACGGAGGCACAACATACACAGCAACTTATGTTTCGGGACAACAACCAAATAATAAAATTAAAGACTCACGCATACGTTCTGGAGTTATAGCTAAAAGCCTTAATACCGAAGTAGGACAAGCAATAAGTGGTTCTATATTTTCTGTTTCTACTCCTTCTCAAAACACTGGAGGTACTAACCAAGAAATATTTTATGAAGATGAGAGCGGAAATGATGCAGATCCCGATGGTATAGATGATTATGGAAGACCAGACAATTTCTTTACGATTTCTTCTAGTTCTTCTTCTGCTTTTAAAATAAGAGTATCTGACAGTAAATCTGGAACAGCACTTGGAGTGGCTTACAAAGAAGTTGATGCTATCTCTGATTTGCCAAAGGTAGCCCCAAACAATTTTAGAATAAAGGTGCGAGGATCTGTTGAAGACAACGAAGATGATTATTACGTTAAGTTTGAGACAAACGATGGTTCGACAACAGGACAAGGAGGTTATTTTGAAGATGTAGGATTTGATGAGTTTACAACTTTAGACAACACAAAATTACCTTATAAACTTGTTAACACATCAGTAAACAATTTTAGTTTAGCAGCGTGTACTTGGACAACAAAACAAGCAGGAGATGACAACTCAAACCCCTTTCCTTCTTTCTTTAATCAATCATCAGGAAACAACGGAGACAAAAAAATATCTGACATTTTCTTCTACAAGAACAGACTAGGGTTTCTTTCAGAGGGTAGTGTTGTCCTGTCAGAAGCAGGAGAATACTTTAACTTCTTTAGGACAACTGTAAGAACGCTACTGGACTCAGACCCCATCGATGTCAACGTAGCTAGTACAAAAGTTACAAAGTTAAAGTCAGCAGTAGGGTTCCAAGAAAACTTAGTGTTGTTTGGAGAGCGTGGTCAGTTTGTTCTTAAAGGAGGAGATTTACTCACTCCCAAAACAGTTTCAATAACACCAGTAACAAACTACGAGACAGACACAAGTACTCCACCATTGGAACTGGGCAGTTATATTTACTTTCCGTTTACAAGAGGAAGTTTCTCAGGAGTGCGTGAGTTTACAATTAACGCCAACACTGACACATTTGATTCAGTTGAGATAACAGCACACGTACCTCAATACATTCCTTCAGACATTTTAGACATGGCAGGATCTACTACAGAGAACTGCATTTGTGTTGTCAGTGAGTCTGATAATAAAAGTATGTATGTCTACAAGTATTACTGGGAGGGTGGTCAGAAGATATTAGCAAGTTGGAGTAAGTTTACATTTCCCTTTTCTGTTGTCGGCTTCGAGTTTGCTGAGAGTGATCTTTACATCGTAGCAACAAAGAATGGAAAGACTGAGCTACTTGTAATGCCTCTTGAAGAAAAACTTGTAGACACTGGAGTATCTTTTAACACTTATCTGGATTTAAGACAAAGTGCTACTATTGCAAATGGACAAATCACTCTTTCATTCACTCCAGAAAATACTGACGTAATCCAAGTATATACAAGAGAAGCCGGAAGCACTAAGGCAGGAGCTTTGATTCCTAGTTCTTTTAGTGGAAACACGGTTACAGTAGACGTAAGTCACAACAACACGCCTGTATGGGTAGGTATAAAATATACCATGAGTTACACCTTTAGTGAGCAAATGTTTAAACAACGAGCCAATCAAAAGAGAAGCCCATCAGGATACCAAAGGCACTTTTTAAAAGGAGGTACTTTGTTCTTTGATGACACTGCAAGTTTTAAAGTAGAAGTTACACCGAAGGCTAGACAAACATACACAAACACATTTTCTAGTAACATTGTAGGATCGACCACTATAGGAACCCTGCCAATCGAGTCAGGACACTTTTCGTTTCCTATAATGTCAGCAGCCAAGGACACAACTATAAAAATAATCAACGATTCAGCTTTGCCTGGTAACTTTCAGTCGGCAGAGTTTGAATCTTTTATACATTCAAGATCAAATCGTGTTTGACCGAGAAGTTATTAAATACCCAACTGTCGATGTTGTACAGGCACACCCAGATCATGCAGATTATCTAGCGTCCAAACTTAGAGCAGAGGATAAGATGGAATGTATGTGTCTTGGGAAAAAACCCATAGAAGCTCTGCATGAAGCCTTTGAGTTTGACATAGCAACTTTAACAGCCCTTAACAAGCAGGGAAAACCTATAGCCATGTTTGGCGTAGGTGAAGGAGACTTCTTTCCTTACATATGGATGTTAGGAACAAACGAGCTATCTAAAACTTGTAAAAAAGATTTTGTAAAGTTTTCAAAGCAATGGGTCATGGAGTTGTTGAAATTTACAGGAGGGATGGCAGGTAATTTTGTGTATAAATACAATAGACCTGCTGTTAGATGGCTTCGGTGGGTTGGAGCAGATTTTATAGGAGAAACAGAGTTTAACAAAGAACCTTTTTACAAATTTATTTTAATCAATAACGAAGCAGAAGAATTATGTGTACACCTTTAGCAGCAGTGGCAATCGGGGCTGCTCAAACAGCTTCCTCGATCATAGGCCAAAGACAACAAGCTCAAATGCAAGAGCAAGCTCAAGCAACGGCTTCAGCCCAAGAAAGACAAAGATATCTTGCAGAAGTGTCAGCGATGCGAACTCAGGAGCAACAAGAGATGATTGCAAGAGCGCAGAGAGTTCAAGAAGCTTCTAAAAGAGCTATGGAAGCTCGATCAAGAGCTACAGTAGCTGCCGGAGAATCTGGAATTTCTGGACTTAGTGTAAGTGCGTTGCTTGGAGATCTTACAAGAAAAGAAGCTGAGTATACGTTTTCTGAACAACGACAAGAAGAAATGGAAACCGTTGGAAGACAGATTCAGCTTCAAGAATCTGGTATAGGATTTAATAGAAACATGCTCCGCATCAACAGACCGATAGAGCAACCTGATTATTTAGGTTCAGTCTTTGGCGGAATTCAAACAGGACTTAGTAACTACAGCGTTATGAAAAACGCAGGTTTAATATAAAAAATTATGGCAAGACCAAGACCACAAACAGACTTACCTTTTGGGCAAGCCCCTTTACGCTCTACTGTTCAAGGAGCAGGTAGAAATCAAGTATTTGTAGCCCCCTTACCTAGGCAAACTTCAGCACAGGTACTTGCGAAGAACTTATCTCAATTCAGTAATGTATTAGGACAGTTTAGTAACGTACAAAGACAAAGGGCGGAAGAAGATGCGCTCAGTCTTACTACTGATGAGTTAATAGCTCAAATGGATGAGAAAGGTAAAGAATTCGGAATTATAGATAAGATAGGCTACGAAAAGCAGTTTGAAGAGACTGTTTATAGTAGGTATTTTGATTTAGAACTTAAACCTATGTTTTCTCAGTTTTCTCAAGAGATAGAAAACCAAGGTGTAGAGAGACTTAGCGGTTTAGATTCATTTGAAGATTACGTAAACACAGGGTTGGACGGTATAAACGAAAGAGCTTTGGAAAAGATTAACGACAGACCTTTCATGAAGAACGTTCATAACATTCTTTTTGGACAAGCTAGAACAAACTTTTTTGTTAAAGAATCTGCTAGTTACAACGCAAGAAGACAGGCTTATCTTAAAGATGCTTCTGTAGAAAGTTTTGACATTAATTTTCCTGACGTTAGCGGTTTACCTGCTAAAGAAGCTGCGGAAAAAGTTCAAAATCATATAGTAGCATTTGAAGCTGTTTTTGAAAAAAACGGAATAGCAGAGGCAGGTAAAAGGAAAAGTATAATATTTTCAGGATCAAAGAAAAAAATACAAGCTCTAGCTATGGACGGAGACTTCACTGCTGCTCGTTCAGTTTTAAAAAGTCTTGATGCAATTAAAGTTAATAAGCACTCAATATTTAAAGGGGCTTCTGGATCTCTGTTTAGAGAAGAACTTGAAGATTTTATTTTAAGTGAGGAAAAGTCTCAAACATCAGGAAACCTTGCAGCAGATAAAGCAGCAGTTGAGGCTATGATTTTAGAAATTAAAGATCAAATAGCCAAACAAGACATCGACACTTTAGAAGCACCTCCTTCATTTTTCAGCCCAGAGTTTTTCGAACTTGAACAGTTTGAAGATGTAGAAGCTAAGTATATAAGAAAAAAACAAGCAGAGTTGTTGGAAAACGAAGAAAGCTTGTTAAATCACCCTAAGATTGCCGGAAGTAAAACACGTTTATCTCTTTATAGAGAAAGACTTGAAAACTACATGGAAGAAAGAGAAGCAGGTATAACAGCCAAAATGGAACCTCTTTTAAGCGATGGTGACGCAGGTTTTCAGTTGGACACGTATGTAAAAGATTACACAATCCTTGAAGCTATACCTCAAGAAGAATATCCAGGGGCTTATGTTCCTGTTCCTTTAAGTATTGAACAACGTGTAAAATATCAAGCTTCAAATGTTCCTTTGCCTACAGTTTTAAGTCCTGCCGTTCAGAATGTGATGGACACAGTAAAAAGAAAACATGTGGACAACTTTAATAAAATAATGCGTAGGAAAGGTCGACAGTTGGTTATAGAAGAACCTGACGAAGCCGAAAGAGAGCTACAACTTAGTGCGTATGCTGAGAAATGGGCAGAAGCTACTTTAGAGAGAATACGAAAGGATTTAAAAGACGATTTGGAAAAAAGGAATTTAAAGGTTTCTAGCATTTCCGCTCCCCCTTCTATAACACAGACAGAATTACAGCAAAAAACAGCTTCTTTAAGTTTTGAAGGTATGAGCCCTAAAGAGTCCGAAGAAGCCGAAAGTGCTGCCAGAAGTTCTTTGCTTGAAAGTTCTGAAACTTTTCCAAGCACTGGAGGAAAGAAGCCGGAACCAGATGTGAGCATTAAAAAGAATTTTGATTGGGGAGATACTGGATCATTCTTTGGTTCTAAAAACAATTTTGAAAAGACCGATTACCTTAAATACAATGCCTTAAAACAAGAAACGCAGAACAAAGGGTTGTTTGTAAATCGTCCAAATAAAATTTCAGAGTTCTTTGAAAACAGAAAAACCATTTTAATGAATTCAGATTTTGCTGCGGAAGATTTAGCTATAATTCAAGAAGGTTCAATTTACAGGGGAGTGTTACACGAGGGAGGAATAGGTTACAAAGTAAGTATGGACGAAATTGCGACTAAAAAAGCATATTTAAACGCTCGTTTTGTTGAAACAGGTCTTACTGAACAACAAGCGCAAGACAGGGTAGTAAATTTAGGTGGAAGAAATTACTATGTTGGAAATATAGTTAAAAACCGTTGGAATGACGCTCCAATTTTGAAATGGAGTACTATCATGGCATACAACGACAAGAAATCTAAAGGACACTCTACAGCACTTAAAACACTTAAAAGTATTGTAGATTTGAATGGCATTTCAAGCATTGAAGATTTCATCAAAGCTCACACAAAACCTTCTAACACCTCTGAATAATTTATGGCAATAACAGATTTATATAAACAAGGAGCGAAGGCTATAAGTAAAAGTGGAAATGTTCCAAATAGAAACTTAGATCCTAGAGCTATGGAAGCAGGACTTGAAAGTCAGGTTAGACCTTCAATGTCTGAGGAAACTCTAACAACAGCACCAGAAGAGACAGCAGATGAAGATCCCAGTGTAATCAAGGATGTACTTGCAGCACCTTTTAGAGGTATATTAGGAGCAGCCGAAAGTGTTGCTGATCTTGTCTCTCCTGACGATTGGAACACTGAAAGAATAAACTTTCTTGGAGACTCTCAAACTACAGCAGGAGGAATTGTTGAAGGTATTTCACAGTTTCTTGTAGGATTTATTCCAGGTTTAGGTGTGGCAGGTGTGGCTGGTAAAGTAGGTAAAGCTGCTAAAGTGGCAACGGCTTCAAAGTTAGGATTTAAAACTTCAAAAACAGCAGCAGCAGCAGCTTCGGTTAGTAGAAAAAGTTTAATACTAAAACCTATAGCTGCCGGAGCTATGGCAGACTTTACAGTGTTTGATGGGCAAGAAGCTAGACTTAGTGACTTAATAGAAAACTACCCAAACCTTTCGAACCCTATAACTAGATACCTTCAATACGAGGGAAATGATGACGGAGAAATTGAAGGTAGACTTAAGAACGTTGCTGAAGGCTTTGTTCTTGAAGGTGTTGTGGGTGGTGCGTTGTTAGGAATAATAAAAAGCATTAAAGGGATAAGATCTTTTAACAAAGGTATAAAAGAAGGTAAAAGTCTTAAAGATGCTGAAAAAGAAGGTGTAGATGAATTTAATGCTGATGAAAAAATTCTAGGAGAAGAGCCTCCAGTAGGAAACGAAGTTAAAAACGATCCTACCGATTCAATTGTGACTCCTGATGAAGAAATAATAGAACGTGCAGAATTTTTAGGGATAGAAACATTAACACCAAAAGGTAACCCAAGAACAATCGGTGCGCTCAGAAGAGAAATAAAAAAGAAAACAGGACTTAAACCCGAAGATTTTAAACCTGGAAAAAAGGTTGAAGAGTCTGACAGTATGTTTCTCGACACTGAATCTAAAAGTTATCAAAAAGTTAAATCCGATATTAAAAAACGTTTTGACGAAATACAGACTCAGCATCCATATAGAAGTGGAGGAAAACAAGCAGTTCTTAGAAGCGTTCTTAGAGGTGTAAAACGTAAATCAGATTTAGAGTCTATTACAGATGAATATGCATTAACTCCTGCAATAAAAGCTGAAGTTGAAGAGATATCTAAAGAAGGTTTTGAAGAACGTTACGAACAAGCTGCTAAATTAGATTTTGTATCTGGTGCAGATGGTCAAACTTTAGACTCAATTGAGAGACTTATTAAAAAGGGGGATGATGCTTCTTTACATGAAAAGTGGCTCCAACAAAACATGGCAAGCTATGCGGTGTTAAGAGAGGTCGGTGAGATGGCTGTAGGATCTGCCAAGAGATGGGCAGATACTGGATTTGATGATCAAAATTTATATAAAGAATTTGTAGATACTGTAGCTCTTTATGGGACAGCTATAAACGTGAACTCTTTTAGAGCTAGGAGAGATTCTATGGGGCTTTTGGGACGTAAGTTTCTTAAAAACAAATTTAAAAATTCAGAAATAAATCCTTTAGACGGGCCAGAAAGGGCTGCTGATGCGGATTACGCAAAGTTCTTACAAGAACGTTTAGGAACTAAAGATCCTATTGAATTAGCTAAAAAGTTTTCAATGATGGACTCAATGGACAACCTTGAAGACTTTGCTTTAGGTACAAAGTTGGCTGAAAAATCCGCAGGTAGAAAGTTGCTAGATATCACTCAAGAATATTGGGTAAATAGCATCCTTAGTGGCCCTGCAACTCAGCTTGTGAACATTATGGGAAACATTCTTACAGGCACTATGCTTACTATGGAAAGAACTATGGGAGCTTTACTTACAGGAAATAAAGACATGCTTAAAGCTACTTTAAATTTTCATTATACAATTGAAAGTTTTAAAGAATCTTTAGGAGCAGCAGTAAGATCTTTTAAAGCTGATGATTCAATACTCATCAAAGGTAGTAAACAGTTTGATGATTCTTCTGGAGTAGATAATAGAGCTTTTACAGCAGACACTTTTGGAGCAGCCGAAACAAGCCCTACAGGAGCAGCTTTAAACTTCTTAGGAAAAGTCACTCGTTTTCCTTCCAGACTCCTAACAACAGGAGACGAACTCTTTAAAAACTTAGCTTACAGAAAATTTATAAGAACAGAACTGGCTATGGAAGCTATGGGCAAGATTAGAAAAGGAGAAGACTTAGGAATTAATTCTAACGTTCAATCTGTAGGAAGAGACATGGGGGAAGTTGCTAAATATGTTGAAAAGAACTTAGATAATTACATAACCGCATCAGGACACTATTACAGTGAAAAGGGTATATTATTAGAAGCTAAAAAAGCAGCAGACAAAGCCGGAAAAACTTTTGGGGAAGGACAAGAGAAGTTTATTAAAGATTATATAGCTGACGAAAGAAACAAATTTTCAAAAAATAAAAGTCTTTTTAGGTTAATTAAAGACCGAGCAGAAGAAGGTGTTGACCAAGCAAAACTTGCAACACATACAACTGACATAGAAAAGAACTCTACTATGATGCTGATGTCTTCGATGTTGAATAAGCATCCTACCCTAAAGTTTCTTGTACCATTCTTACGTACACCTTGGAACATTCTTAAATTCGGAGTTTCAAGATCACCTTTAGGTCTTATAGCTTCAGTTAGAAAAGATTTTAGATCAAAACTTAGAAGTAAAGACCCCAATGTCAAAGCAGCAGCTAGAGGTCAACTTGCAATGGGTTCAATGACAACTGTTGCTTCTCTGTATTTCTTAATGAATAAAGAAGAACGTATTACAGGAGGTGGGCCTAGAAACAGAAACGAACTAGACGCTTTAAAAGCTACTGGATGGCAACCTTATTCATTTAAATTCGGAGACAAATACGTAAGTTACCAGCGTCTTGATCCTCTTGCAACAATGGTTCAGATGTCTGCTGACTTTAGAGATTACATTAAGTATGAGCAACCTGATGATGATGACAGAACAGCTTTTGAACTTTTTAGTAGTATGGCATTAGTTCATGCTGTCAATTTGACGGACAAAACGTTTCTTAAAGGTGTCAACAATATGCTTAATGTATTTAGAGATCCTGAGTACTACGGCCCTAAAATCTTCAAAGACATTGCAGGAGGTTTTGTTCCAAACCTTGCTAACCAAGCTAAAAATTATCAAGCTGTATCGATGGTTAGAGAAGCTAAAGGCTTGTCTGACAGCATGCTTAAAAGAATTCCAGGTTTAGAAGACAAAGTCGCTCCTAAACGTACAATATTAGGAGAAGAAGTTTACAGGCAGAATCCTTTAGGAGTAGGTGGAATTGTTAACCCCTTATATTTATCTAAAGATAAAAACGATGCTGTAGCTAACGAACTTGCAAAAACAGGACACGGCTACGCACTGCCTTCAAAATACTTATACGGAATTAAAGATATAAACCTAGAAGAAATCGAAGCTGCTAAAGGTAAGTATGACGCTTATGACAGGCTTCAAGAACTTACAGGAACTTTAAAAATAGGAGGAAAGAATTTAAGGCAAAGTATAAAAGAGCTTATAGATACAGATTTCTACAAAAGTCTATCGAACGAAGATCTTTGGGAAAGCACTGGATCAAAATCTCCTAGAGTTAAACTTATAAACAAACTTATAAGTTCTTATAGGTCTTTAGCTAAATACGAACTTATACAAGAAAATCCAAAAATTCTTGAAATGTATAAAGAAGCTTTAAAAGCAAGAGCAGGACTATTAACACCTCAACAATAGAAATTTAACAACACAATTACTTATGGCAAATTCATATATCGAATATTCAGAATTAGGAACAGGAGCAAATCAAAAAGGTCAAAACCAATTTAGTTATGCAAATATAGAAGCACTTAACGCAAACGATATTAAATGCAAAGGTTTACTAATGGGCGCATGGGCTGATGTACCTATTGCTAGTCAAGGGTCATTAGACAGCACTGCTAACAAAAAGATTACACTGACAGCTTCGAATGCTGAACAGTATACAAAGGTTAGAGTGTACCGACAGACCACTTCAAACGCACTTGTAGATTTTGTCGATGGCGCACGACTGACCGAAAGCGATCTCGATACTGCGTACAAGCAAGGACTGTTTGTAAACCAAGAAGTATCAGAAGACGCAGCAGCTATTGGGCCTATAAGCATGAATAACTTAACTGAAAGCAATCTTGCAGATTCTTTTTATAAAGAGGGAACCTTTACAGTTACAGCAACTCCTAGCACATCTGGAACTATAACTCTTAACACCAATAACAATTCATTGAGTTATACTAAGATTGGTAACAGAGTGTTTGTTTCTGGTTCGTTACTTGTGAGTTCAGTGAGTAGTCCAGTAGGAGCTATAAACCTTACAACACTTCCTTATACCGCAGCAAACCTGACAGACACAGCAGGAAACTCTATAGCTGTAGTGAATATTCAAGCTCCTAACGCTGAACATATTGCAGATTATTCGGCTTGGGTAACAGAGACAGCAAACAATAAGATTTCTATTTATTATTCAGAAACAGGACAACAACCTGCATCAACGTCTGCACAAAAAATGCAAACAGATTCGCAGATTTACATAAGTCTTAATTACGTCACAGCATCTTAATAATAGAAATGAACAATCAATTCACGACTCCCACTGTTGGAGTTTTAGGACTTCTCGCAAATATAACTCTCAATGATGTAAATGAGCTTCTTGCTGTAATGGTAGGTCTGGCAACGCTCGTTTATATGAGTTTAAAGATCATCAAGGAAATACGAAAAAAGGATAAATAGATTTATGGAAGACAACAGCAAAATGGAAGTCTTACAAGGACTTTTAACAGATGAGTTTATAGAAAGAATTAAAACAGGAGACGCTGAACCTTCGCTACTTAATGCAGCCAGACAGTTTCTTAAAGACAACGGTATTCACTCAGGTATCAAACAAGACGATAAGATACAGGATCTTGTAAGTATCCTTCCGTTTAAAGACACTGATGACGAAGAAGAGATTGCCAAAACCAATTAAAAGTTATGAGAAATTACCGAAAGGAATACGACACATATCACAGCAAACCTAAACAAAAGAAACGTAGAGCCGGAAGAAACAAAGCTAGAAGGTTGGCTATTAAATCCAGGGGTAGGTCCGCTCTTAAGGGTAAAGACGTAGACCACAAGGATCGAAACCCTCTTAACAACAGTAGAAGCAATTTAAGAATTCAATCTAAATCAAGAAACAGATCTAGAAATAAATAAGCATGGACACACCGGAGGAACTTAAGGACTTTAGGAATTTTTTATACCTTGTCTGGAAACACCTCAATCTCCCTGACCCCACTGATATACAATACGAGATTGCAGACTGGATGCAGAACGGCCCAAGAAGAGCCGTCATTCAAGGGTTTCGAGGTGTAGGCAAAAGTTGGATATGTTCAGCTTACGTTGTTCACCAGTTGCTGCTAGATCCTTCAAAGAATATTCTTGTATGTTCAGCGAGTAAGACTAGAGCCGATGACTTTTCCACATTTACTTTAAGACTAATTCATGAGATGCCGTTGTTGGCTAACCTTATACCCTCTTCTACTCAAAGATTTTCAAAGATAAGTTTTGATGTTGGCCTTGCTCCGGCTAGTCATGCACCAAGTGTAAAGAGTTTGGGCATCACCTCCCAACTAACCGGAAGCAGGGCTGACATTATTGTGGCAGATGATGTGGAGGTTCCAAACAATTCAGCCACACAAGGGATGAGAGATAAACTTGGAGAGCAGGTAAAGGAGTTTGAATCAATACTCAAGCCTGACAAGGAATCCAAAATCGTCTTTCTGGGTACGCCACAATGCGAGGACTCACTGTATAATAAACTAATGGAGAGGGATTATACAGCGTGTATATGGCCTTGCAAACATATAACTCCTCAAGTTAACGAGAAGAAGTACTACGGAAGAGTTAGCCCCCTTTGTGTGTCTGAAGAAAACAAGGACAAGTCTACAGAACCTTTAAGATTCAGTGAGATTGATTTAGCGGAACGTGAAGTCAGTTATGGTAAAGCAGGATTCGCAATGCAGTTCATGCTCGACAGTAAACTGTCAGACCTTGACCGATACCCATTAAAAGTTAACGACCTAGTAGTCATGGACATCGATGACGAACTAGCTCCTGAGAAAGTTGTTTGGGCGCAAAGTCCTGAGCTTGCTTGGGGTGGAGAGGTTCCAAACGTAGGATTCACTGGTGACAGATTCTACAGACCATTTAAACAAGTTGGAGACATGGTAGATTACTCAGGATCAGTTATGAGCATTGACCCTTCCGGTCGTGGTCGTGACGAAACATCTTGGGCTATCGTTAAGATGCTTAATGGTTATCTTTATGTTCCTGATGCCGGAGGGATGCAAGGAGGCTATGGTGAAGATGTTCTTAAGGTGCTTGCGTTAAAAGCGAAGAAACATAAGGTCAACTACATAATCGTTGAGAGTAACTTTGGAGACGGTATGTTTAGTGAGCTTTTCAAACCTTTCCTAAACAAGATACATCCCTGCTCAATAGAAGAAGTCAGACACAGCATACAAAAGGAAAAGAGAATTATAGACACTCTTGAACCTGTAATGAGTCAACACAAACTTGTAATGTCTCCAGAAGTCATCAAGAATGACTTTAACTCAGCCCAGAACTACCCTCTTGAATCCCAACTTAAGTATCAATTGATCTACCAGTTATCCAGAATAACCAGAGATCGAGGAGCAATTACTCACGATGACCGTTTGGATGCTTTGGCTATTGCTGTAACTTACTGGGCCGACCAGATGGCTCAAGATGCCGAAAAGAAAATGAAGGATCGAAAAGAAGACTTATTAGATCAAGAACTTCAAAAAATGGCTGACAGCTACTTCGGGAACAAAGACAACCATAAGAATAGCCTTAACTGGCTCTAGGATCAACGAGAAGAGCCTTGAGGCTTAAAAACGTGTAAGTACACCATTTAACACTACAACAATTTTAAAAGGAAATATGAAAGACATTACAGAAGACCTCTTTAAGGCCCAAGAACACATCAGTAAGGCCATAGAATCCCTAAAAGAACTAGAGAAGCTTAAAGATAGACCAAAAGCTATTCCATTTCCAACAAATAGCATCCCAAGAGAAGATCTTAATGTAGCCATTTGTGTCGGTCACAGCAGAAAGGGAGACACAGGAGCCGTAAGTGCCGGAGGTACAAACGAGTGGACTTACAACAAAAAAGTAGCAGAATACCTAAAGTCAGACCTACAGGAGTATGGGATCAGTTCGTTTATTGTAGATGACTATGGAGGTGCTTACGGTTCCTACACTTCATCTATGAACTGGCTAGTAAAACACCTAAACAAACAAAAAGCTTCCATAGCTATCGAACTACACTTCAATGCCTCTTCAAATGTCAAAGCTGAAGGTATGGAAATGCTCTACTGGAATACCTCTAGGATTGGCCTTAGCTTATCCGAATATCTCCTTAAGAGTTGCCAAAGGTTCTTTCCCCTTACAAAAAATAGAGGAACTAAAGCAATCAAGAAGGGCGATAGAGGTGCTACGTTCTTAAGGTTGCCTTCAGTGCCTTGTATCATTACTGAACCTTTCTTTGGTTCTTCCTGGCATGATTGGATTACCTTTGCTGATAAAGAATCAACTTTAAGCCAAGCTTTAGCTCTAGGAATCAAAGAATGGAGTGACGAACATATCCTTTAATTATAGGTCTTTTTAATTTGTTCGGGTATAGGAGGACAGAAGGACTCAAATAATCCTTACTATTAGATAACTATTAGTCTACCTATGGAAATAGAGTTTTAATAGTTTTGTTAATAGTCGTTGTAAGTTGTTTCCTATAGATAACTTAAAGTATCTTAAAGTAACTTAAAGTACTTATAGTGTCTTACAGTTGGTTAAAAGTGACTGTAATCAACTACCTACAAACATAACCCCTTAGAAACCTTTAGTTTTGGTGCAAAAATCTGTTGAGGTAACGTATAGAATACGGCTGCTCCTGACCCCCAATTGGGTATAGAAGCCTTTTAAAACTATCATTAATTGAAATTCTAAGGGGGGGCCGTCACTTAAAAATGTCACCTAACCACTTAAAAGATTATTATAATAGACTACACTCCAGACTGTAGAGATTGAGAGATTAAAACCATTATTAACTACTGTTCAAGCGAACACTATCATGGCTCGTTGTTAAATTCGGGCCTTTGTTTGTTTGTTGATGTTTTTGCCATATGAACAATAAAAACACCTATAAACCTAAGAACTTACTAATAGCCGGCCACAAGCTAGCTATTGAATACCGGAAAGACTTTGACGATTTCGGACAATTCAACGTTGATCGAATGACTATAATTATAAGAGACTCGCTAACTCCTAAAGAAACACTTTCAACGATCATCCATGAGTCAGTCCACGCAATTCTAGCCCTTTCCGGTCTTAGTTACTTGATTGATGATGAATCAAAAGAAGAGGCACTTGTGAGAGCTATTGATTATCTTTTAATACCAATCATCAAAAGAGAACTAAAAGCATTTAACGAGTCTTAAAAGTATCTTTATATTTTCTTGCAAATAACTTGCAATCCTTAATTAAAAGCTTAGAATTAATACACCTAAAATAGGCATTAAATTAATCCATAAATAAAAAAATGAAAATTAACGAAGTAAAAAAGACTATTGCAGCTATTGAAAATCAAGTTATGAGCTTAGTTCTAAGTGATTGCTTAAAGAATCCACTAATTACAGCCGGATTTATTAAAGATTATAAACTTAATGACGATAATATATTTTATAACTCTTTGGAGGAATTTAATATTTCTAGCTTATTAGATTATCTTGATTACCTATGCGACAACAAAGAAAACAGAGAGTTTATTAACTCTTATCTGAATATAGATTTTCCATGTATATCAAGCTCTGGTCGTTATGATATAGGAACCGTCAAAGGTTCGGAAGTTGTCGAAAT